TAACACCCATTCACATGTTCTGGCGTTAAAAAGCTACGTAATCCATCAAAACTTCATTATGTTAGAATGGTCAATAAACATATTGACACATTAAATCTATAACGACAGAACATGTGAATGGGTGTTATAATGTACCTATTCACATGTCACTTTTTCTAAGTACCTATGTCATCATCAGCAGTAAATGATTTCGCATCAAAACTTACTAACCTCATTCACACCCACATTCCACTAACAGGCAAAACTTCTGCTACAGGTTTTCAACAGATAAGATGTGCTTGCTGTTCTGACCATTCACCTCGTGGTGGCTGGAAGATTGAACCGTCTGAAATAGTGTATCACTGTTTCAATTGTGGTATTGCAAGTGGTTGGAAGTTAGGTGATGAAAAGATACGTAAAGACTTCGAACAAATCCTAAAAGCTTTTGGAGTTCCTGTTCATGAGCTCAACGAAATCAAGAGCCAGCTATTCTTCAATCAACCGCCTAGGCAAGAAGACAAGACTATCACTCTTGAAACATTACATAAAGTCAATCTTTATACTCCTGAAGTATCATTGCCTGAAGGTTCAGTTCGATTAGACGAATCTCATATCAATGAATGTCAGTTCTTGTTGAACAAGTATAGACTAACATGTCATGATTATCCATTTTTTGTTAGCACTACATTACCAAATCGTGTTATAATACCTTTTTACAAACAAAGTAAAGTCATCTACTGGCAAGCAAGAACTATTTTGTCAGATGAACGTCTTCGTTATCGAAACTGCGAAGTCAAAAAGGAAGCAGTCATCTTCAATAATGACGAACTATTTCGTTATTCAGAAAAACCGTTATTCATATGTGAAGGTGTCTTTGATGCTATACACGTGAATGGTATCAGTCTTTTAGGTAGTAAGCTCACAGAATCCAAAATAGAGCTACTCCGAAAATCACGACGCGAACTCGTGTTTGTGATTGATAAAGATGCTAATGGTCAATCCTTAGCATTTCATGTGTTGAAAGAGAAGTTAGGTAGTATCACTTTCGTGACAAACCCTTCCACAACGAAATCAAAAGCTGACATATCATCTAGGATTGTCGAAACTGGCAAAATCTGGACGATGTATGAACTCCTTCAAAATAGGATTTACGATGAAAAGAAAGCAAAACTCTACATAAACTTTTTACCCAAAAACACAACAAGAGGATTCAATGAAAGGAAATGAACAAATTGAATATGATGTTGATGTACAGAAATTATTAGTTGAAAACTTACTAAGTAATCCTGAACTATTCGCACGATGCAACAGAATACTGTCACATGAGTATTTTGACCAATCGCTTATAAAACCGGTCAAGTTTATTCGTGAATACTTCGAAGAATATCGAACTGTTCCAAATTCAAAAACTATCAAAGCTACTACTGGAGTATCATTTGATACTGCTGAAGTTCTAACTAAAGCTGACCAAGATTTTACTGCAACGTTAATAGAAACATTCTGTAGAAACTCTGCAGTTTGGAATGCAGTTATGAAAGCACCTGAGCTCCATGATAAAGGGGATTATGGTGCAATATGGCAACTCATCAAAGAAGCTGATGCTATTTCTCTAAATCGAGATTTAGGTATCAATTACTTTGAAAATGTTGGAGATAGATTACGAGACCTATTGAATAACTCTCCAACTATTCCAACAGGTTGGGATGATGTCGATGAAGCAATAGGTGGTGGTATCAATAGACAAGAACTATTGCTACTAACTGCTGCATCAGGTATTGGTAAGAGTATCTGTATGTCTAATCTTGGTATCAATCTTGTCAAGCAAGGGTATAATGGAATCTACTTTTCATTAGAACTTGCAGATAGAATCGTATGTAAACGATTTGATAGTATGGTGACAGGTATTGGTCAAGCAGATATTCTCAAAAGTATTGAAGCAGTTGAATCGAAAGTAGATGCATTTCATCGAGGTGCAAATGCTCAATTGTATGTCAAGCGATATCCAGAAAGTGTCACGACTGCAAATGATTTAAGAGCATATCTAAAGGAGTTTCAGCAAACTCACGGATTTACTCCTGACTTCATTATAGTTGACTATCTTGATTTGATGGCGACTAATAGAGGTATTAGCAATGAGAACATCTGGTTAGCTGACAAATACAAAGCTGAAGAATTGCGAGCAATTGGATTAGATTTTGATTGTGCAGTTATTACTGCTTCTCAGTTAGGAAGAGGTTCTTTAGAAGCTGAGAAAGTCGGACAGCAACATATTCAAGGTGGATATTCAAAAGTTCAAACTTGTGATATAATGATTGCTATTATTCAATCAGATTTGATGAGAGCTAATGGTGAATATGCATTTGAATATACTAAAACCCGTAACGCTAGTGGGGTAGGTACTACTTCTTATTTGAAATGGGACCCTATCGCTCTACGAGTTACTAATATGGAGGAAGGAAATCAAAGCTTACGTTTGAAGCCCAAAACTGAAACTATAAATACTATTTTGAATACCAATGGAACTATGTTTGGGAATCAGGGAAAAATCAATGATTCCGTTATTGGAAAAAAACCTAATCTTTTAGAATTATCTGGAAGAAAATAATTTATTATCAACAACATAAAAAAGAGGAAATACAAATGGCAGAAGCTAACGAACAAGTTCAAACTATCACTATCGACGGTGTACAACACGAACTTGCAAAATTTTCAACCGAAGTACAACGTTTAGTTCAAATTCACCAAATCTGGGAACAAAAAGTTATCGAAGCTGAGCTTGAATATGCTCGTGCTCGTGCTGCCGTTCGCGATTTGAATAATGAATTGCTTGCTAAATTGAAAGCAGAACTTGAGCCTGCTGCTCCTGAACAAGAAGTTGCTCCAGCAGCTGACGTAGCAGTATAAATGCTGTAATAGTTAGAAACTAAGAAGAAGGGCCGAATATGAAAGTATTCGGCCCTTTTGTTTATCAGTAAGTAGATAAATAGTTACATACTATTCTTATTCAAATAAACTTGTAAATATGACTGCATCAACATTCGAAGACTTACCAATAAAAAAGTTTATAGCACAACTGAAATCGTTGGGTTCTTATACTATTTCAGCTCAAGCAGATGGACTTACTTTTTATTTTGGTATTGATTCAGATAATCAGTTTTATACGTCAGCCTATTCTCCAAACAAAAGAACTAAGTTTTCATATAAAGTTACTGACTATCAATTAAGAGTTGAGAACAATCAATTCAGAGCAGCACATAAAGCAATTTCTCAGTTTCAATCTGATATCAAAGATATCCTTGAAGCTGGACAAGTTATTGAGTGTCAATTAGAAGCTAAGGCAGAAACTCAATTTGGCAATACATTTAGCAAAATCGTTTTGGTACGACCTGTTATTGGAGAAGCGACTATTGCTGATAGTAAAGTAATTGACCAACTCTATACCGCGATTGGAGATAAAAAGGTCCAAGTTAAAGTCAAACAAATGTCATCAATCAATGGCGAAGATTTAGAAGAACAAGAAGTCTTGACTACATGGAAAGTGTTCAAAACTAAATCAGTCAAAGGTGGAGGAATGCTTTCGTCTGGAAAACTAAAAAGCATTCTTTCAAAGTTAGAAGCATTCCTTGCCAAAGATAATGAGGTAGCACATCGTCACAGTCTTGAAATGTCTAACTATGAAGTTGCTGCTGTTAATCTTACACAAGTTCCAATGAAGTATCGTGATGTGATTGAAACCGAACGTGAGAAGCTAAACAATGTTATTCTTACTCAATTCAAGTTCCCTATCAAGACTGAACTATTGAAGTCAATTGAAGATAATGTTGGTTCTCAAGCAGCGTTAATTCATAAAGGAAGTGATAGCACTTGGATTGCATCAAGCGAGTTTAAAGCTGATGGTCGATTTGATACTATTCCTAAACGCGAACTAAGTGGAATGATTCGTACTACTGACAAGAAAGCATCTCTTGAAGATAGAGGTGGAATTGAAGGTGTATTCCAACAACGAATTGCTCAATTATTTGGAGTCCCAGAACTTCAACGTCCTCAATCGGTTGGCAATGTATTCAAATCTTTTAGAGGTACTAACCCTCGTGATACTGCCGCAGCTTTTGCTCAACAGTTCAAAGAGATGAGCTTCAACGGTGTTAAAACTAAAATCTTAGCAGTATTAAAGTATTCAAAAGAACAAGCAGAGAAAAAGTTACAAGAGTTCAAAGATACTAGTAATGATTTCAAACAAGTTACAGGTGAGTCAGAGATTACTTATACTCAAGATGAAATCAAAGATAACTTAGGATTCTATGCACAAGCAATTAATGGGTATGATGATAGAATGTCTGAAATTAAAAGAAGTAAAAGCTTTACGGACATTATCTTAGCCTTATATGGAAATGCAATATATTCATTACATGGACAGCGAATAGCAGAAAGTATCATTATAGAAGGTAGTAAATTACAAAACGTATCATTAGACCAAATCAAGCATATGCATGGACATGATATATGCAGTGCTTATACTGCTACGTTACTTGCATCAATGTTATTACTTCGCACTCAAACTAAAGGTGCAGTTCCTCTAATCAAAGATATGAAACATGCAACACTAAAGCATAAACCTGATGCAACAATGAGTCAACTAAACTTTTGGGGAACAATGGTTTTTAGCCCATACATTGCAGTAATGAAAGGTAGTATGTCAGCCGAAACAACAAGTGAACTTAAAAAGTTATCAGGTCGAATAACAAAGCAACGAGTAGAAAAAATCCATAAGACATTATCATCAGGAAGTTTTGTCCAGGATTGGGATTTGCAAGAAGATAATGCTAAATTGATTACTATGCGTCTAGAAACCCGTAGTCAATCAATAAATACTGCAATTGCAGGTATAAGACACTGGGATGATATTGAACTTAGCGACAAAAATACTGTCATTGCGAAAGTGTTTTATTATTTACAACAGCATGTTCACGGTTCTCCATTGTTAGGACCTTTACGACAGTTAGCATCTAACACGTTGACCCATGCTGCTATTGATGCAAACAAAACACAAAATAAAGAGGGTACTGACTTGACGACGACGACAAATAAGAAGAAACAATCTTCACTACAAGACATTGATGAGACACTTACATTCATGCAATCATTATCTTCTTTAGTAAATGAAACTGAAATGGGAGCTAATGCATCCCAAACCGCGATTAGTAATGGCGCTAACGTTGCTGCTTGGGCAGATTTTGGTGTAGCAACTGACCCATCTTCAGACGGACAGACAAAACAAAATAAAGCTAGTCTTGGAAATAAATCCTTATCAAATAATCACTTATTAGTCAAATTTATGAATGGAAAACCGATAGTTAGAAGAAAGCGAGACTTTACTAAAAAGCCAAAATTTACTCGCAATGCAGAAGAACAAATCGTTAGAGAAGAAGGAGAAGAAGGTGGAGCCGAAGCAGGTGATATTAGCTCAGCTGCAATTGCTACATTTCCTTCAAGATTATTTGACACGTCTGATAAAAAGAAAGGACAGGTTGCGGTGTCTAAAAGTGTTTCTTCTAAAAAGAAAAAACGAATTTTGAAACGAGTAATTCCAGGATTTAGTCATCTTACCGCAGTAAGTGAAGTTAGTAATCCTGCTGCAATGTTCAGCGATTTATTTTATGCTATTGTAGAATGGACTGATGAAGATTTTACCGGCGATCCTTTGACAGATGAAGGATTCAAATTCTTGAAAGAAGAAAGATATTTACTTGCATCAATAATTACTACTCCTTCTAATGAAAAAGATGGTAGTAACCAAAAATGGCCTTCAGTCAAACTAATTGGAACAAAAGAACATTTAACATCATTCTTATCTAAAGACTATCAGGCAGATGCATCATTTATAGCTTCTGCAATCACACCAATGATTGGGGAGTAAACAATCAATGAAGAATAACCTAGATTTTCTAAATGACATATTATCTGAAGTTGAAAAGGGAAGTACTTTTAGCGCTCCTAAAGACCAAAATACTGAAGCTGCTCCTAAAGACCATTTTACATTACCTAAAGGTATTTCATTTGACTCAAATTCCAAATTAACACAACGTGATGCTGCTAACCTTATCCAACAAGCACAAGATAAAGCAGAAGAAGTAGATACTATTGCTTTTGGACTTGAATTGAATGATGGAGAAATTGTTAAAGTATATGTCGCAACTCAAGATGCTGAAGCATTTGAGAAAGCAATGAGTGACTTATTAGGCAAAGAAGATGACATTGAAACTGCTATCAATGACTTAGCTGGTGAGTTTGACATTGTGTCAGTTGAATGGCCAGAAGATGACATGACTGGCGATGGCGGTTCATCATCTGATGTAGGCGATGCAGCAGATGATGCAATGGCGGGTGAAGATGGTGACGGGAATATAGATGACTTAGCAGATAAAAAAGAAAAGAAAACTAAACTTGGTTTTGACCTAAATCAATCGAAAGAAGAAGACGAGAAAGATGATGCTAATGCTGACAAAGATGAAGATAATCTTGACGCTCCTGATGATGATAAAGATAAAGAAGAGGATGACGCATTTGGTGGATTAGATTTCGGTAATAAAGAAGACGATAATGAAGAAAAAGACGATGAAGAAGACGCATTGACATCACCTGATGATGAAGAAGAAAAAGATGGCAAAAAGAAACCTACTTCTAAAAAGAAAAAGAAACCTGTTGCCGCATCTAAAAAGAAAGGTGATGAGAAATTGGTTGATAGTATTCAACAAACTTCAACAAGTTCATGGTTATTCTCGTCATTTCTAAAAGAAGAACCTGACTTTGGAATAGTTTCAGAAGAAAGTAAAAAAGAAGACAAAGCAGAAGAAAAGATAGAAGACTTATTCAAAACTGCAATGCAACGTAAGATTATTCGTCTTATCATTCTTCTTGGAATGCCAGCATTGCGTTTATCTCAAGGTAAATCATTACTTCGTCATGGCGTACGAGAAGCTGCGTTAGGAATGGTGGATAACCCAAAAGGTCGTATCTTTCTACATCGTGCATTGAAAGAGTTAGAAGATATCTTAGGAACAGGTGAAGCTGAAAAAGCTGAGAAAGAACTTGCTAAAAAGAAAGATAGCGATGAGAAAGAAAAGATTGATGAGTCTGCTGGACAAGGAACTAATGTTATGTTTGAACACATTCTTCAGCTACTTGAAGCATTGGGAGTTCCGCATCAATTATTGCATACTCGTAAATCGATGCTAAGACAAGCATTGAAACCTACTATTGTGCATCTTATCAAACATGGTAAACTACGTAACTACATTGCAGGATTATCTAAAGCATTGGGTATCAAACCGTTACATCATAGTGATACTGAATCACAAGAAGATGAAGAAGTAGTAAAAGAAGCAATTGACCTTGGTAATGATGCTTACTTATCATTAGTTTCAACCTTAGCGTCGTCACTTGGAATTCCTGATGAAAACTTAAACTACAAAAGATCAAATCTTATTCAATCATTACGTCAACGTAAACAACAACTTAACTTACCTGCAGTTAGAGTTCGAGCTGCAGCATTAGCAAAAGCTTTAGCAAGTAATGCAAATGCAAATGTGAATGAGGAGTTTATGTACGAAGAAGCATCTCGTCATTTTCGAGACAATGCAGTAGACCTTGGCGCTTGGAGTATCGGTAAAACTGGCGAACGAATTCGTCTTGCAATTGATAGTCTTGAAATAAAGCTAAGTTCAACTGAAGCTAAGAACTTGCATCATGCTATTGACAATGGATTTGAAACCACTGTTCGTTCAGGTAATGAGCACTTCAATTTCAAACCAATTACTCACGGTGTTGAATATGTTGTTATACCACTTGACTCAGATAATGAATTCCATAAAGATGGTATCAAGTTAGGTAAAAAGTCGGTTGAAGCATTCTTGAACCTATGGTAATCATTCATGCATACTTTTCCAAAGTTGAAACGCGTTGAAGAAAGCGGGTATCGATTATATGAAACACCGGAGGGAAACTTCTATCCCTCCATCACAACCGTCTTAGGTCATACTGTAAGTGAGGAAAAGAAAGCTATTCTAACCAGCTGGCAAAACTCATTAGGGGTTTCTAAAGCTGATGCTTATACTAAAGCTGCTGCTTCTAAAGGAACTAACGTTCATACTATGATTGAACGTTATCTCCTGAAACAAGAACTGAATACTTCTGAGTTTTCATATGAAGATGTCAATGTATTCAATGCACTAAAGCTAAAGCTAAATCGTATTACTGATGTCATTGGATTAGAAGCACCACTTTATTCTGACTTATTAGAATTAGCTGGAACTACTGATTGTATTGGAACTTATAAAGGTATTCCATCGATTATTGACTTTAAAACTTCTTGTAGAATAAAATCTGAAAAAGATATTGCTGACTATAAACTCCAATGTTGCTTTTATGGTGTTGCAATGAATGAAAAGTATGGGACTGATATTGACCAAGGTGTTATTCTAATGAGTTCTCAAACCGGATTTCCACAAGAATTTACATTTAGATTATCAGCTTCACTTAATACTCTGATAGAACGAGTCGATCACTTCTATTCTAAATTAGCTAAATAGAGTATATCTTTTAACGAATTGCCTCACACTTGCGGAGTTACATATACTATGTTTCCTTATCTAAATCCAGAACCTACAGAAATAACTTTTTCAAATCCTATTGATAGTGTTCCAACTTCGCCATTTAGCGATGATACTGGAATTGAACAAGTTCCAACCATTGGCCCTGCACCCGTAGAACCAGAACAAATCGACATTTCCCAATATTACTTCTATGTTGGTGAAGCCCGTCAAACAAACTATGATGTTCCTACATCGGCTTATGAACCAGGTAATAATGAACCTGCTCCAATCAATAACGACTTCTTTGTTGATATTGACATTATAGTCAATGGTCCAGGTAAGAATAGCAGAATAACTAAACGTATCAAGTTGTGCAAACAATCATTAGCTCGTGAAGCCCAATGTAAAGATGCAATGCTAAATGCTTTAGCAACAGTTGTTGAAAATAAGACTGAACAAAAATCTCAAACTCAGCGAATGTTAGAGCTTGCGGGTATTAACCATCCAAAAAACTACGTTCTATAAAGAGTATTCAACATGGCAAAAACTCTCATCATATTGACGACCGAACCTGAGAACTGGGTTCCTAAAGAACTTGATAAAGTTGCACAAGAAAAAGGGTTCACTGTTCAAACTATCAACCCAGACACTTGCTTTATCTCACTAGCTCAAGACCCATTCATTGCTCATGAAGGCAAAAGATTTTCTGGAGCTGACATCGTTATACCTCGTCTTTCGGAAGATAACCTTGATTATAAGTGTGCGATTATCAATCATTTAGAAAAGATGGACATTAAGGTATTGAACACTGGTAAGTCAATGCGAATTGCTAGTAACAAAGTTGAAACTCAAATCTTACTGAATGATGCTGGTCTCAAAACTCCAAAGACTGCTGTATTCACTAATGAAGAACAAGTTGATGCTGCATTAGAAGCAATAGGTAATAAGTTTCCAGTCATTGTCAAAACTTTATTCGGAACACATGGCGTTGGTGTTGTTCGTGCAGATAGTAAAGCAAGTTTGACTTCAATCATTCAATTGCTATTGAAATCAGGTGAGCAGTTTATGTTACAAGAGTTCATTGAACATTCTGAAAGTGCTCGTGTTCTATTGTTAGATGGAAAAGTATTAGCTGCAGTTATGAGAAGTATTCCTGACGGTGACTTCCGCAGTAATGCACATCAAGGTGCTGAACTTAAAGAACATAAACCAACTGAAGAAGAAATTGAAGCCTGTATCAAAGCGGCAGAAACTTTAGGTATTTCTTTGGCCGCAGTTGATTACATTATTGATGGTGATGATATTGTACTTCTTGAAGTTAACGGCTCTCCAGGATTTGAAGCAATGCAAAAGGTTATTGACAAACCAATCGCAGATGCTATCATTGATTACTGTAATGAAAAAGTTGGAGATGGTGGTAGTGATGAAGAGAAAGAAAAGCCTGCTGAAGAAGAAGAACCTCCAGTTGAGGAAAAGCCAGAAGAGAAAGAAGAAGAGGAACCAACTCCTGAAGTTACAGATGACAAAGTTATTGAGGTTCCAATTCATGACATTGAAGGTGATAAGATTGTTGGCTCACTTACTAAAGTTACTATCAAACATTTCAACAATGAAGAGCCGATTGAAGCTCGAGTTGATACAGGTGCAAATGTAAGCTCTATTCATGGAACGGATATTGAAGTAACCGACTCGTCTGTCAAATTTACGTTTGGCAAATCACGTTACAAGTTCCACCTTGTTCGTTCAGCAAGCATTAAGCAATCAAGTATTTCTGACGAAGACGAAAGACCAGTCATTCGTGTTGACATGGTCATAGACGGAATTACTTTACGAAATGTTGAACTTTCTGTTACTGACCGTGAACATATGGAGTATAATATACTTTTGGGACGTAAGACATTAAGTGCTGGGGGATTTTTAGTCAATCCTGCTGCAGGTATTCTAGACAATGGCGAAGAATCGGCACCGACGCCAGCAAAAGAAAGCAATAACGACGAAGAAGAAGACAAAGATAGTCAACAAAAGAAAGAAGAAGAATAAATTTTTTCACATAAACATTATACTTATAAAATAAACTTAATATGATAAAATCGCCGTTTTATGTAGTCCAAGACTTTTTGTCACCAAAGCAGTGTGAAGAATTAGTATCTCAATACCAAGTTAAGACTCCTAATACTAATTTAACCGGTGACCCAGTTAAATTAGAAAAAACAATGGAACCTGCTAAAGGTCAAACTGTAATCATGCAAAAGTTACGTGAGCACATTCCGCTAATTGAACAGCATTATGATGCAACGTATCGCGGAACCGAGTCATTAGTTCTTACTCATTATCCAGAGTTTGAAAAAGCTCCGGCTGAACAACCGGGATGTGAAAACTCAAAGTATATCAAACGTAAATGGTTAAAGATAAAAGATGTTGATTTGACAGGGATTATTTGGCTAAAAGAATATCATGATAGCATTCCATTAGACCCTCGTTATGAAGTATATGGTGGAAAGACAGAGTTTCCTACTTATAACTTTTCATTAGTGCCACAACGTGGTTCTTTGATTATCTTTCCTGCTTATCCACATTTTGTTCATTGTATAAGTCCAATTTTAGTTGGTGATTTATATCAAATAAAAGTGAATATTGCATTAAGCCATAAAAATGGTGGAATGTGGATGTATCAACCTAAAGAGTTTCAAGCCAATGGTTCTGATTTTATCGGTTCTTGGTTTAAAGATTTTTTATAAATGAATATGATGTTAGGGGCTATAAACCCTAAATATAAAGTAAAGAAATAATATTAGGATTTATTCAAATGCAAACTAAATATCAACGACTTATTATTGAAGGATTTGAAGTAAGAAAGTGGAAGGAAGGAACGGTTAAGTTTAGCGAGTCTAAACTTACAGACCCGCACATACAAAAAATTCTAGCAGAAACTGCTAGAATTACAAATCGTTCTGTTAAAGAAATTGAAGATGATTTTAATAAAAAACTTGCAAGTTTTTCTGATATTGCTGCTAAAGCCCCCATCTTATATGGAACTATTCTAAAAAACATTATTGAAGATGAATCTTTTAAGTTGATGGAAGAACATAGTATATCTTCGCCAACTTGTCCAAAGTTCAACAGAAATATTTTTCAACAATTAGTAACGCGCGTAAAAGCCGACCATGAGCAGTTTTATCCGCTCCGCTCATTCTTAAATCATAAACGTTTATATGATGCAGCAACTATCTTTACTGATAATCCGGATTATCCGGAGTTTGCAGATATACCTACTGCATGTGCTACTCCTAATGGCATATTTGCATTTAATGCTGTTTTTTGTCAAAGGTTAATGGAATTAGCTCACTTAAAGCAAGTTAAGCCAAAAGGCAAAAAGTATCAATGTAATGGCGGTAATTTTCCAGATGAATATTGCTATTGTGAATTTGCAATCATTCATGAATTTATGCACTATACTTATGATGATTTTCATTATCAAAAGATTATTCCTAATGCTGATCCAGATATAATCAATTGGGTTGGAGATTTTAGAACTAATTATTTGTTAGTCAAATCAGGATATGAACAACTTCCGATGGGACTATTCAACGATAAAATCAATTATGATAGACAAAGCTCATATAAAGAAATGTATGACCTTGTTGAAAGTGAATTCAAAAAACTAAATAATGAACAGCAACAACGATTGAAAAAAGCTTTAGATGAAATGGGTGATGATCACCAACCCGGTCAAGAAAAAGGTAAAGAAATGGATGAAGGAGGAGAGGGAGGTCAAAAAGGCAAAGGAGAAGGAGAGGGCCAGGAAGGAGAGGGGGAAGGTGAAGGCACTGGAGGTAGTGGAAATCCATGGGATAAAATTGATAAACAGAATGAAAAAACTGAAGGACAGATGAAGGATGCTAAGGATAAAGATACTAAAGAAGCGGCTGACGATTTGCGAAAACGTGATGAAGAACGTGCAAAGCAAGCAAATGACGCGAAAAAAGGTGGAAGAGGTTCAAATAAGGGTACTTCTACCGAAATGGATTATACCAAAGTTGCTCCGAAACATGATTGGCGATCATTGTTAAGATTACTTCTTCCTAGTAATTCTGACAAAGTTGAGGAATCTCGATTAAAACCATCACGAAGAGGTATTTCAGGATTACACGTAGCAGCTCAACTTGGAGCTGGCGCATTACCACCAAGTGAAATACCATTAGATTTAATAGAAGCAAAGATTTGTTTTTGTATTGATAATTCTGGTTCAATGACAAGTTCGGTTCAAAAGATATATTCAAACATTTATAATTTATTAGCTACTAATGATGGTTTGCGTAATTGTGAAATGACATTGATAAAGTTTAGTAATGATCATACTAAACATAAAATTTTATTCAACGGTGATAAAGCAGCGCATGTAATTAACATTTTAGATAAACCATCTAAATGGGATTCTAAATTAAGTGCAGTTTTTAAAGATCATCCTGGTGGTGCTACTAATTTCACTGACGAAATATTAGAAGATCTTAAGAAATTACTAGAAAAAAATTACAATATACTTATTGTTTCTGACGATGATATTATTCACGGCGAAAATTATAATATATTAGTTTCGTTATTAAACTCCAAAAAGGGCAGGGTATTTGTATTGTTTGACACTAAGAAGAATTATGAAGATTTTTTAAAAAAGGGAAACTTTACAAATTTTTTCGTATCATTTATAAACGCGTAAAACCTTATGAAGCTAAAAGATTTATTTGACAAACCTACAGTAAAAGAAAAAGATTTGACTAAGCATTCTGAGAATGATTTGATTTCATCTATCAAAAAAGTAATTGAAGGTGCTCACTTTAATACATTAGACTTTGAACTCAAATCATCTGATGATGACTTGTCTAAAGGTGTTCTTAAGTTCAAGCATAAGAACAAACATTATAAGATTACTCATTGTGGTAAAATCTATAATGGACAAAAAGTTGTCCATGAGTTTGAACCGTCCGCAGATATTCATCACCACTATTCTTCAGCACTTCATAAGGTAATGAAAAACCAATATGAATAAACGGACTTTTAGACAATATCTCAAGGAAGATACTAGTACTCATTATCCATGGCAAGTTACTTCGAATGAAGAGCTTTTAAAATTGCCTGGTTGGGTCAAATATGATGAAGAACGTTATGACGAACCTGGTGGAGATGTTGTAGTATTTCATGATACTAATACAGGAGAAGTATATTTTTCAGGTAGAATAGATGAAAACGAATATTTTGAAATGGATGATAATTGGGCATTTATTGTTGATGCTATGTTAGTTGAGCATGGTGGTAAGTGGTATATTCCGTTTCGAATAAAAGAATGGAAAAACAGTCAACGTAGTGATGACCTAGCACTTAATGATGTGAAGATAAGTTCATTCATCGGATTCCCAGATACAATCAAGGGTTCATTGACAGTTACTAATTGTCCTAATCTAACATTAGAAGAATGCCCTTCAATAATCGGTCATAGTGTTGCTTGGTGGCAAATGCCAATTACCAACCGCATTGATAAAGTATTCAAGGAAATTGGAGGAACTATTATAGTTCCTCCTGCGTATAGAGGTTTTTTAAGTTTCTTAAAGATTAATAAATTGAAATCATTATATTTGCCAATAGCAAATGAGTATAGCAAATTATATAAACAAGAAGCTTTCGAAGCTAAAGAAGTTGTAAATGACCATTTGATTGGTGATAGAGATACTATTACATGTCAACGTGAATTGATCGAAAAGGACTTAGACGAATATGCAGAGTTTTAAACAATACTTACTAAAAGAAGATAATAGTACTCATTATCCATGGCAAGCTAAATCTAATGAAGAGCTATTAGAACTGCCTGGCTATCGTTCGTTCAAAAGTCAGAGAGTTGGTGGGGAAGATTACGTAGGATTTCCGGATAACTTTAATAATTGTTATTTTGGCGGCTTCTTTGATAATAATGGGTATCTTATACCTTACTATAGCCACAGAATTGCGGATGAATTATTAGTTGAACATGATGGTAAATGGTATTTACCTGCTAATATTAAACATTGGCAACATGGTTTAATATTGAATAGTTTAAAGTTAAGTTCTTTCCTCGGATTCCCAGATGAAATCGAAGGAAATCTTGAAGTTTTATATTGTCCAAATTTAACTTTAGAAGGTTGTCCATCTATTATTAAAGGAAATGTAGTTTGGCATAGTATGCCAATTACTAATCGTATGGATAAAGTATTCAAACAGGTCAATGGTTATATAGTAGTTCCGCCCAATTATAAAGGTTTCTTAAGTTTCTTGAAAATTAAAAATTTGGAAGATATAGTGTTATCTTCTTTGACTAAAAAAGATGAAGTAGAAAATTTTAAGCAAGCAAAAAAAATAATTTTTGAATATATAAAAAATGGCAATAACGACGCTATTGCCTGTCAACGAGAATTGATCGAAAAGGATTTAGACGAGTATGCAGAGTTTTAGACATCAACTCCTACACGACGATTGAAACTCTTAACATTGAAACTTCCAGTTTTTCTGACATTGAAGATTTGAAACTCAAATTCTTCACCACCATAAAGATCAATATCTTCACCAGTTTCTTCATCTATTTCTTTATAAGTGACGATGCTTCTTCCTACTTCAGCATACATATGAGGTTGTAATCTTCGTCCATCCTTGTACACAACTAAACTATTCCCATCAGTATCATACTCATTAGTTAAGTCAAATACTTTTTGCTGAGGTTCTGCAATATGTCTTTCCCAAATGTTGTTACGAGTGCTATAAAGAGGAACCCAACCTTCGCCAGTGTAAAGCATCATTGCTTGATGTGGAGAGCGGTTGAAGTAGATAAGTTCGCCAGTGATAGGTGTATCAGGGAAGCTATCAACTACTGGTAAGACGATGCGATTTGGATGTACGGCTGCGTCAGATAAGACTCTCATAAACTTAACAAGCTCCTGTGATTTGTGTTATAATGTTCTTTATAACTATATCTATAGATTAGGTAATATGCATATCAATGATGACACCTTAACGGCGGCGACAAGTAATGAGTGCTCAAATGCTTTACTGTTTGAGCACTTTCCGGAATTGTATCGCCCAGACATTGTCAAGGTTACTTACCGTAAGCAATGGTCTAAGTTCATTAGTGCATTTTCTCAATTATGTCTATGGGTTCATTCACCATATTCAAAACATAAGAATGGTAACGGAATAGTTATTTACAATTCTTGGTGGTGTAAGAATCTTCTAAATTCTCATCGTTGGCAATTTGATGTATATGCTGAATTAGAACCTTATCTCACAACAAACCATACTTATAGTTATACTAAAAATATAGCTCGTGAATGGATTCCATCTGAAAACTTTATCAAACGTTCTATTGGATTGATTACTGATATTCGATTTGATGCAAATCCATATTGGTCTCGAATTATCAAAACTTTGATTGACGAACATGGTTTTGGCGGATATAAAGAATCTAATATAGAAAGTGGTTATATTCAATTACCGGTTTTATCAAAGATTGATAAATCAAATGTTCCAAGTTATTTGATAGTCAAAGCATATGCAACAAGTCTATTGAATGGAACACCAATATCATATTCAGTTGCTAACACTGGACGATTACATCATCCTCTACAAAACCTTAAAAAGGAAGCACGAACTAAACTATTTACTGATTGGTATAGTTATGATTTCAAAGCATGTGCTCCATCAATTCTATCTCAAGAATACTTCAAACTTGTTCCAAACGGTTCGTTGCCTGCAATTGAAATGTTCATTGAAAATAGAAAAGAAATTCGTGCAGCTATTGCAAAACAAATCAATGTAGAAGAACAAACGGTGAAAAGAGTTCTAACAGGTTTATTCTTTGGACAAACTGTACCATCGGAAAAACAAGCTCTTTGGGATATTGAATATGTTGCTAAGAATAGTCATAAAGTTGATAGATTTACTTTTGCGGTTATCAATACTTTTGGTCCAGAGATTGCTCAGAAGTTATTATCTAATGAATTGTTTCTTTCAATCGTAAATGAATGTCAAACTAAAGTATTCAAACATTTAGCATATGTATTACGAGAAAAAGCAACTACATTAGAAAATGGTTCTATTCAATTAGTCAATCAAGCAGGTGGGATTAAAACGATGAATCGCTGGAATTCCAAGCAAGCAGTAGCTCATTGGTATTTTGGTGCTGAACGATTAGCTATTGATGTAGTTAGCTCGTTACTAACCGAAATGAATGCTCAGTTTCTCTTGATACATGATGGCTTTATTTGTAATCAACTAATTGATACTAAAGTATTTGAACAAGAAATTTTGAATAAAACGGGTTATAATCTTGAAATCGTATTTCAGCAGGAAAACGATTAATCTTCTTGTTGCGGATTGAACTTTCTCGGATTAGCTTTAGATGTCGCTAAGTATTCTGCATATTTCTTAGCATATACTTCTTTATTGACTTCATACTCTTGTTCTAATCTAGCTCTATTCTTTTCAACATAATCTTTTCTATATTCGTTAGCAAATTCTTGATATTGCCACTTAACAAATTTAGCAAAAGTTTCTTTGTCAATTACTGCCAATGTCTCCATTAACGAAAGAGCATCATACTTAGTAATAGGTTTTTTGTATGGTCTCTTTTCAGATACTAATGCTTCAAATACATCACATATTGTAATAATCTTTACAATTTCTGCTTCATCATCACCAAGTTCTCCAGCTTGAACTTTCTTGTCTATTTCATCAGGACGAGTATGATGATACATCAATGCAAGTCTAGCAAATACTCCATGCTCTCCGGTCAAATGCTTAAGATGTTTGATATGTTCTTCATCTGAAACGTGAGAGCTGATATGCTTTCTTTCATCAGGTTCCAATAAGTCAGGTTTGTGCAATACTCGTTTATCAACATGCACTTTACCTGAGTCATGTGTCAATGCAGAATAAGCTAGCTTATTTGCATCTAATCCTAAATACTTTCCAAAATCCCTTGCTAACTTAGCAACTTCCATTGCATGACCTCCATTCCAATATGAATAGTTGTCAAGCTTCAAGTAATACTCTATCATCTTTTTACGGTTACGTCTGACTTCAGGACTTATTGCTTCTGCTAGTAAGTTCATCAAATCTTCTGTTAGGATTAGGAATTCTTTGAATCGCATTTAGATGTGAAAGAGATATAGTATTATTATGTGAATGGATTGTTATTTCTATTTATAAGAAATGCTTATAAATTTGCTAATTGATTTTATGTGGAGGAAATACTAAAATATGTCATTTTTATGTCATTTATGTGGAAGAAAAAACTGACAGACTAAGGGTATTATATATATGCAGATTTCTCTCCCATGTAGATGAGCTTTATGTTTTATGTAGATGTCATCTTATTCTCTCTGTCATCATTTTGTCTTTTACTTTTAGTTTGTCTTTTTCTAAGTAGTTGATTTTATTACTGTTTTTATTTATCATTATCTTCGTAACTTATTGATTTATATACAGTTTTTCAAATGCATCATTTTCCATGACTAATCACTCGGCAATTTTTGAAGAAAAATGATGATTTCTTCAAAAACGTATTTACATGTGCTTTCAACCTTGTTATAATAGCTTTATACAATCAATCGACCATAAAGGTTTTATAAGATGAGCGGATTCGATAAACTTTATCAACAAGTAGTGAAGAGTTCTTTAGGTCAAGATATGCTTCAAATTCGTGAGGATAGTCCTTACCATCGAGAAGCAAATGTGTTAGAACACACTCGTATGTGCTTGCAATGGTATGAAGATAATGTTGCTCGTTCAAGAACTCCTACCCAACGTATTTTGACAAAGCTTGCACTATTGTTCCATGATGTTGGCAAGCCTATGGCTCGTACTGAAAAACGTTCAGAAGAAAGAGGTGTTTATTTCAGTTATCCAGGTCATGAACTTTTTTCTGCTAATCTATTTGAAGACTATGCATTGTCACAATGGCAACTCTTTGAAAAAGAAGTAGAATTGGTTCATAATGAATTAAACCAAGTTCGTTGTTTGATTGAACATCATTTGCCTTATGACAAAACTGGCAGAGACAAATTGATTGCACTGAAAACTCATATGATGTGTTTAGGTGGCGAAGAACTTATTCAAATGTACTATGATGTTCTTAGGTCAGATGCACATGGCCGAATAAGTGATGATATTGGTGGAACTTTTGCTCGTGTTGAAGAATGGATTGCAAAATTTGCTTTGACTCAACCACTAATGGAAACTTCAAAAGAATTGGACACTCCTTATATGATTGTTGCAATAGGGGCATCTGGTTCTGGTAAATCTTCTTTATTTTATGAACGCTTTTCATATGATGATGCAGATGGTCCGTCTGAATACTTGTTTAGTTTGGATGAGCATCGTGTCGGTTTTTATGTTTCCCGTCAAACAGGTAATGAACCTGATTATCATAAAGCATGGAACTATTGCCATCGCTCAGAAGATAAAGAAGTGGAGAAAGCTTTTGACAAGTATTGCTTGGAAGCTTTCATGGTACTTATCAAACGTAAAGGAAACATTTTTCTTGACATCTCAAACGTATCAGCAAAAGCTCGACGTAAATGGATTACTCTTGCACGTCAGCACTCTTACATGGTCCATGCCGTTCGGTTCCATGTACCATTCGACGTATGTGTTGCACGACAAGCAACTAGGAATGACAAAAGTATTCCAACATCAAGTATCCGTGACCAATACTTTCGGATTTCTACACCTTTAGTTGGAACTGAAGTTGATACCTTAGGTTCAGTTTATTCTTACGATTTTTCAGAGGTAAAATGAAGTCAAACCAAGTTCCTTTCGAAGAACGAAAACACTATTCCCATCTTATGGTGTTGGAATCGGCTCGTGGCTATTACATTGGCTCACTTTGGCATGACCCAGATAATGCCAATGAAAGTGGTCCTGGCACTCGTGATAGCCAATACTTTGCTTCACCTGAAGAAGCACAAGCAGCTCTTGACTCTGGAGAGTTTTGTCGCTTTGTTGACTAAAAATAACCATTTACATTGGATGATTACTTTGATATAATAATCATTCAAATCTGCACCACCCCTCGCTGTAGTAAATCCCCCGCTGCAAGTTTTAATTTTCAAAATCTATAAATAGAATACATGTAAGGATAAATGTCTTTGCATGTTTTTATTACTTTATACACTTTAATTACTTTATAGGAATTTTAATTATGACAAATAAACTCGAAGCATTAAAAGCCGCATTCGCTGCAAAAGCCTCTTCTTCAACATCTTCTGATGATTCATGGAAAAAGTTCTATCCATTCTGGAAAATGAATGAAGACCAAACCGCAATCGTTCGTTTCCTCCCAGATTTAGATGAAGATAACCCACTAGGTTTCTTAGTTGAAAATCATGTTCATGAACTTAATATCAATGGTCAAAGAACCACTGTTGCTTGTGGTAAAATGTATGGTGAATCATGCCCAATTTGTGATTTGTCCAGAAAATACTACGATGAAAAGAACGAAGAACTTGGTAAAAAATACTACAGAAAATTGTCTTATATTGGACAAGTTTTAGTTATTGAAAGTCCAATCGAGCATGATGCAGAACAATTAGTCAAACTAATTGATTTTGGTCCAAAAATATTCAAATTGATTCAAGCCGCATTTCAATCAGGTGATTTGGAAGTTGAACCATATTCATTGGTTGGCGGTTACAATTTCCGTATTAAGAAAACTAAATCTGGCCAATATGCAGATTATGGCACAAGTTCTTTTGCTCCAAAACAAACTAATGTTGATGATGATATCGTCAATCGTTTAGAGCTTTATGATTTGAAAGAACAACGTCGTAAACATATTCCTCGTGCTGAACTTGAAGCATTACTTCATGCTGATATCACGGGTGCTTCTGTTGCTCCAACAACAACTACTGCTCAAGCGCCAGCAACTCCGTCAGTTGCAGAAGTAGCAACATCAACACCTGTTGCCACACCTGTTGCTCCTACTGAAACTGTTGTCGCCGCCCAAGCGACACCGGCGGCTGCTGAGGCAGCACCAACTTCTGGTTCTTCAGCATTAGCAGCTCTTCGTGCTCGTGCTAAAGCAGCTAAAGAAAATGGCGCTGCAGCTGAATAATAACTCCTAACTAACAGGAAAGTTATACTCATATCATAAAGGGTATAACTTTCCTTTTTTGTCTTATAAAAGGAAAATGTATATGGCAACAGACTTAAAATTCTTAAAAGACTTTAAGAAGAACATTGAAAAGTTGAAGACGGTAAATGTTGGAATCAGTGCTCCTAAAAAGTGGTATTCATCTGGCAATTATGCTCTTAACAAAATCTTAACAGGTTCTTACTTCCGTGCAATTCCTGAAGGTCGTATCACGGCTTTTGTTGGTCCATCTGGAGCGGGTAAAAGTTTCTTATCTTCAAATGTATTAGCTCAAGCTCAAAAAGAAGGTGCTCACTTAGTCATACTTGATTCAGAAAACGCACTTGATGTTGATTTCTTAGTAAAAATTGGTATCGATATTTCTGAAGAAAAACTAACTTACATTCAAGTTGGTATGATGGAAGATGTTAATAGTGTTTGTTCTGATTTCTTTACTGGTTATGAAAAAGAATATGGCCGAAACAACTATGATGCACCTCGAATTGTAATGGTACTTGATAGTATTGCAATGTTATCAACCTCTACTGAAGTTGAAAATTATGCAAAAGATGGTACTACTAAAGGTGACCAAGGACAACGTGCAAAACGTTCAAAGATGATGCTTCGTATGATTCTTTCATCTATTACTAAACTTCCAATCACGGTATTAGTAACTGACCACGTTTATCCTGCTGACCCAATGGCAGGTGACGGTTTATGGGCTATTACTAATAGTACAAGATTCTTCCCTTCTTTGATTGGGTTAGTTACTCGATTGAAACTAAAAGAAGAATCCGAAGTCATTGGTGTTCGTATGCGAGTTGAAGCATTCAAAACCCGCTTTGCTAAACTGGGTTCTAAAGTTGAACTTGAAGTTCCGTATTCAACTGGCATGTCTCCTTATTCCGGGTTACTTGATTTATTGGAACTAGATAAAGTTGTGACAAAATCTGGTGCTTGGTATTCATGTCAATTGCCTAACGAATTAGTCAAGTTTCAAAAGAAACAATTGAATGAAGAACTTGTACAAAAACTATTTTCGCATCCTATCGTTCTTGAACAGGAACATTTGATTGATGCAAAAATGGAAGAACCTGAAACATTATCTTATGACCCAGAAGAAGATAATGATGCGGATGAATTGATAACTATCAATAGCGAAGAGTAATTATGACTTTCCTATCTCCTATTGCGGATAATGTACATTTAGTTCTTGAATACATTGATAGATATGAAACAAGAATTGAAGAAGTAAAACCATTCTTTACATTAGAAGGTAGGAAGTTAGTTGAAGTTTGCAGAAATATTCCAAAGAAACTTGCAGAATTCAAAATATATGCAGCTGAACTAAAGAGTATTGAAGAACTATTATCAATCCGACGTGATAAAATAGAAGGAGTTAGACATAAAGCTTATAATGAGGGGTATTCTCGTCAGCTATCTCAAACTGATATAAAACAGTATATCAAAGGCGACCCTGAATTTGTAGAAATGTCTGAACTTATATTAGAAATCACTCACCTCCGTAATAGCATCAATGGAATTATTGATGCTCTTGATACTATGAATTGGCAAATGGGACACATTACAAAAATGGCAGTCGCTTCACTAGAAGAATACGTATTATGATTGTAAAAATCACAATTCAAAATGAAGTATGGTGTTCAATCCAAGGATTAGACAAATTTCATGTTGATATGCTCTGGGAATTATTTGGCCCATATGTTGATGGGTATAGACATATGCCATTATTTGTCATGGGAAGATGGGATGGACGAGTTAGGTTTTTTGAAAAGACTGGAAAGACATATGTTAAGCTCTTAACTCAAATCATTCCTCTTATAGAAAAATGGCAATATCAAATTGACTTAGTTGATAAGCGAAGTTATTATGATTTACCACCTTTGATAAACGAAGAAGTATTCTTAATAACTGATGAAGAAATCAATGAAGAAGAAGAATCGAACTTAATACCTAATGTTTATCTTCGACCATATCAAGCTCAATCAATCAATCTTTGTATTGAACATGGCTGTGGGTTTATTATTGCAGGCACAGGTGCTGGTAAAACGTTGATGACCGCAGGAATTTCTCATGCATTTTCATCTGCTGGGTATAATTGTGTTACAATAGTACCATCATCTGACTTAGTTGACCAGACTGTCGAATTCTATCGTGGTGTTGGTATGGACACTGGAGTATACTCTGGCGACAATAAAGATATTGACCACTTAAACGTAGTCGCTACCTGGCAAGCATTACAATATCAACCAAGACTACTTGATAATTTCCAAGCTCTAATCTGGGATGAATGTTTTTCAGGTTCACAGAAAGTAAAAACTCCCAATGGCGACATTGAAATATCCCAATTAAAAATTGGAGATATTGTTTATTCAATGAATAAAGACGGAACATTTATAGAAGATGAAATTGTAAAAGTTCATAAAAATTTATTAAAGAGCTCAAATTCAAAAATGCTTCAATTGAAATTTGATAATGGAATTTTAATTGAAGTTACAGAAAATCACGAGTTTTATACTAAAACTCGTGGAAAAGTTAAAGCGAAAGATTTAACTTTTGAGGATGAAATTATAGAATTTTTATAAATACTTTCTGAGTTTCATTGAAGCAAAACTAATGTCATATAAAAACAAAATAATTGAAAAAATTAATTTAAAGCTGAAAGAGCTAAATTGCGATGTAATTTTAATTGATTTATTGTACAAAAACAGAATTGGAAGTGGTCGAAAATTTTTTGATGTAGCATTATTTTCAAATGGAATTAAATTAAATTTAAAGTTATTTACAAAATTTAAAACAAAATTATTTTTGTTATATCCAGAATTAATTATTCAACAGTATTTAAGTAAAGATGAAATGCTCAGAATTGAAGCTGAAAAATTGCGAAAACATTTGATTGCAAAAATTGGAGGAAATGCTACAGCCAAAAGTTCAAATAGATGTTTCGACAAAAAAGGAGAAATTCCTTGGAATAAAGGCAAATCATCTGATGTTGTTCCATGGAATAAAGGTTTATCAAAAGAAACTGATATCCGTTTAGAAAAAATTTCTAACGAAAGACTTAGCGAAAAAAATCCTATGTATGGAAGGACCCATTCTGATGAATGGAAAAAGGCAAAATCATATGAAATGAAACAAAAAATCCAGAATGGAGAATGGACTCCAAATCCGCATAATAGTAGAACTAGGAAAAATATAGAATTCAGAAATATAAAGTTTAGGTCTTCCTGGGAAGTTATTTTTTATGCGGCTACTGGATATGAATATGAAAAAATAAGAATACCTTATATTTCTGAAACCGGTAAATTAAAAATTTATATTACTGATTTTTTCAATAAAGACACTTTAACTATTTTTGAAATCAAACCTTCCAAAAATATAAAAAAGGATAATTTTAAAATAAATGAAGGTATAAAATGGGCAAAAGACAATAATTATAAATTTGAAATTATAACTGAACATGAATTAATAAATTTAATTTCATATGACGATTTGCCTCATAATGAAATTGATAATGTTACTTTATTAAAAATAAAAAAATTTTATGAAACTACTATCAAAGATAGAAATAGACAAACCGGAAATAGTTTATAATTTACATGTTAAAAATAATCATAATTATATTGTACATGGAGCTGTAGTTGCAAATTGCCATGGTGCTAAAGCTCATGTAGCTCAAAAGTTACTGAACGAACATGGTGCTCATATACCATTCAAGTTTGGTGTAACAGGCACATTCCCAAAACCTCCCGCTGACCAAATGTCTCTTCGTGCTTCAATAGGAGATACTCTTATTGAAATCCCTGCACGTTGGTTGATTGATAATGGCTATCTTGCTGAAGTAGATATTGAACAAGTCTGTTTGAAACAATCAAGTAAGGAACAGTTCCCTGACTATGCAGCTGAAAAGAACTATCTTTCTAAGAATGAAGAACGAATAGAAGTTATTGCTGGCTTGATTATCCAATATGCAGAGCAAATCGGTAATACTTTAGTTCTTGTCAATTCTGTTCCGTTTGGAGAAAACTTAACACAAGCAATTAGTGGTAATGCAGTCTTCTTATATGGTGCTTCTAAAAAGAAAGAAAGAAAAGCTCAATACGATTTGTTTGAAACTCAGGATGATATGATTGTTGTTGCAACATCTGGTATTGCTTCAACTGGGATTAGCATTGACCGAGTTAAGTGTTTGATTTTCGTAGATGCAGGGAAGTCGTATATCAAAGCAATTCAATCTGTTGGACGTGGAACTCGTTTGGCATCAGATAAGAAAATGGTAAAAGTAATTGATATTTTTGCCGACCTTAAGTGGTCTAAAGCTCATGCCCGCGAACGGG